GGCTGGAAGAGGGCTTCTCCTTCAGCTTGTTGAGGCGGACGATCTGGTCGAGGATCTTGGTGTACTCGTCAGTGTCGGGCTTCTCCTTCGACAACGATTCGAGTGCAACGTCGATTGCGACGTCGAGGTTGCTCGGTTCGGTGGTGATGCGGAAGTGCTTCATTGCACAGCCTTTCGATAGGGGTCTCATTATAGGCTTTGTATTTCCCGCGACCCCATCTAAGTGCTAGTTCTTAACCAATGGCGCTTCGTAGGAAATTGCCTTGTTGGCCCACATCGAAGCGTCTTCAAGATGCGTCATCATGACGTTCTTGGCTCGACCATCGGGAATTCGCTCATCGAGATATAGAACAAATTGCATGAATGCTGCACGAGCATTTTCATGCTTAGGGAGAGTTGCATCTTCTCCCTCGATGGTTGCTTCGTGGATTCCGAAACGCTTTTCGATTTCTTCAATCCCGATCATATTTCTAAGCTCCCAGGTGCGGCGGGTTGTTCATCGGAGAACTAACAACCGCTTCCGGAGGAGCAGGCATCACCTTGAAAGTAGCTTCGCTCATCTGTTCAATATCCTGCGGATCCGAATTCAAATTCAAAGAGAAGACCTTCTTCGTACCCGTGTCGGACACTTCCAAAGCACCAACATACTTAGCTCCGCTGTTGTTATACTTCACATACGAAACCCCAACGAGAGCTCCAATGAAAGTATTGACAGCAGCGATGGTCCCCATCACTTCCTTGGTATCCGGGATGTTCCAGATCTGCGCAACCGTGTAATACAAAGCACTCAGAGCAGGAAGTCCGATTGCTGCTGCATGCTTGAGAATGTTATAAAGCTTATCGCTCATCAGTAGCATATTTCTCGGTGTTGGAGGCAACGGGGACATTCGAGATATACCTTTCGTCTTCTTTATCGCCGAACAGAACTTCGTATCTGCTGTGGGAATGGAAGGGAAGCCTTGCAACGTCTTTGTAGATTCTTTCAGCGACTCCGTTTCCACCGAGAGCGATATAAGGTTCGACGAAGTACTTCTGGTACTCATCGAATTCATCCCGTGTGATCCAGCCACGACGTAGATAATACATACCAAGTGCGGTGACCTTGTCGTAGGCCAAACCCATCAAAAGCCGCTGAGTGGCACTCTTGGAGTTATCTTTGGATTGCACAAATGCCCAGAATCCGGAAGATGCCAGAATCGAAGCTATTGAAACTATTACTGGCAGCCACCAATTTGCCACTAGCTGCTCCTTTCTATTTTCAACTATGGAAAACCTTTGGTTCAGCTCGTTGCCATACACCACCCACATTTACGTATGGGATAGCGAGCTTCCAAACCCCACCGGTTTTTACGTAAGCTCCCAAATACGTCCGTGCGCTATTCAATCCAGACCAGTTGCTATAACCTTGATAGTTTCTAGCACGTACCCAGAAATAACTAACCGCTCCCATAGGAAGATTGGAAATAGCTACACCGGAACTAGCGTCGATTATGGTCGTGGGACCTGCGACGTTTTGTCCATAACCTACTTGATAACCGAGAATAGTCGCTCCTCCGTTATTTTCTGGAGGATCCCACCCGACATTCACGGAATCTACGGCGACATTGAAGATATATGGCGTACTTGGAGGATCTGGAACGGTTGGACGTGTGAGATATTGAGTTGTGCTGTATGGGAAACCCGGATCGGGTCCTCCGTGAAGAGCATAACCAAGGTTTGTATCCAATTGCCAAGTCACAAATTGACTGAGACCCGCGTTGTCTACAGAAACCTGAACCCATCCAGCATGAGCGTGGATATTCGCTGAGAAAACGAATGTGTTATTGTTAACGCGTTTTTCGAATTGCAGAAGCCCCCAGTCTACGCCTTGATTGAAAGCATAAAACCAGAACTCTACGTTGGGATTTGCTCCGGAGCCATTGTCTCGGATCATCAGACAACAGTCGCCGAAGTTGTACGGATAATCCGTCATGATTAGCTAGGCACAATCTTAAAGTAGATGTCTCCGTCAGCACCGCCGGATGGATCTGCTGTTCCAGAGGAAATACCGGCCGCCGTTCGATAGCCAGACTTTCCAACAGGAATCAAAGAGAAAAGCTGAGCGATGAAATCTCGCGTTCGATTGATCTCACGAGCACCCCAGCGAACACGGCCTTCTTCACCAGTATCAGGAACCAGCGGATAACCAGCAGCTTCTGCCTGGTCGCCAACAGCCATTTTGAACCTCCTAAGGTTGATTCGACCAAACGCTGGTAGTGTCGGTATCGAAGTCGAACCACTGCTTGTTGCTCAACCAAGAATACCAAGAACCGGTGTTGATGAATTCATTTGAAGTAAGTGTCGGGTAGGATCTCTTTCCCTTGGAATCACAAACAAATATCTGCTCTGTTACACGCATGTAGTTAGCGACTCCGTCGTCATTGTGTACTTCGACGAGGTCGCCCATGTTGTAATCAGTGCCATATTTGTATTGAGAATTCTGGCTAACTTCACCCTCGAATCCATTGAACGTACGTGCTGCGGCAAGTTGATCGTTTCCACGTTGAATCAAAGCCGTTGGTACATCAGAGGTGGACGTACTCGTGATATCAGACGCATCCACCATCAACACTCGTCGCTCGATTCCTTCAACGGTTGGGTCAACGTCGGCTGCGTAAACCATTTCGAAACCGTCTGGGGAAAACACATAAGCTACGTTCTTGGATTTGTCGATCGTTGTGAGTTCCTTCGTATTTTGAAGATTCTCAAGTTGCGGTGAGAAGATCACCGGTGTAAGCGTTGTTTGGCCCGAGGTACGATCGCTTCCTGAATAGACATCGAAGAAAAGTTCCCCTGTACTGTCTTGACGCAGAAAACGAAAGCCCAAATCCCAAGGAACACAAATCATAGCAGAAATCACGTTGTAAACCGTGGTTGGTTTAATATCCAACGTGATGATGGTAGACGGTTCTGGAATATTTGACGACCCAGTCAGAGACGGAAGAGTTCCTTCCGAAACCAAAGAGATAATATCGCCGTTGTTGAGAATTCCATTAGCACATATGTCATGGTAAACGAAACGCGCAAGATCCGCCGGAGCTCGTGTGATAGTCCACTGCGGGGAAACTGTCAGAGTACTTGTGGAATCCTTAGCAGCTCGATCGAGGAGGATTGCTTCGAACGAGCGTCCCTTGATGGTCAAAAGACGCTGTCCATCTGCGTCATATTTATCCTCGTAACTCTCGATGCGCATCACATAATTGGATTCGCTCATAGCCAGATATGTGTCTGGAACAAGCAATGATCGCATTTCGTGAGTGGAGACTACATCCAGTTGAAAGTCTCCATACGTTTGGAATCTTTCAGTCCAGATGAGAGAAATGTATTGGTCAATCAGATGAATTCTTCGATTAAGAGAATCCAGAATGAAAAGATCCATCATTCCACCGAGCCGAAAAGCTTCTTGTAAGAAAGAGTTGCCGGAATCGCGGCTCCCGTGGCAACGAATTGGATAGTGTTAGATCCTGGAGACAATTGAAGCCACGTTGCTTGAGGAGATACTGCATAAACAATCGATGTAGTCACGCCAGCTCTAAGAAGGCTAGCTGTTCTGTTGCCCGACATTGTTGTAATGGTTACAACGTCACCGACTTCAAACAAAGCTACGACATCCATTGTCCAGCTGTTGCCATCAGCATCCACTTGATTTACTTGGAATTCGCTAAGAGACCGGTTAACATTCAGCGTCAATGTTAAACCAGCTTCGGTCGTTCCTTCGTAATCTATTGCAGTGGGGGCTGCATCAGCTGTGGTCAGACCAGTAACTGTAACAGCTTCGGAATCGAAGAAGTTCGGATCGAAGCACATTACCGAAATGTTGACTTCGGGATCCTGTGTGAATATGGGTCCAGTGCAAGTTTCGACGTATCCATAAATCTGATAGCCGTCAGACACAGGTGGAGTTGGATCGTCGTCGTAAAATTTCATGAGAATCTTAGTGCCTTCTCGAAAGACACTATAGATTTTCTTCTTAATCGAACTTACAGTCTGGGTAGCCGGATCAGGAACGACTCCCATTTTGATTGTGATGTTACGTGCTTCTCGCCTAGCAGACTGGAATACAGCTCCGGCTTGCAAAGCAAAGTTGGATGACGTAAGTGTGGCCTTCACGGGATCCAGCCCGGAGACGTCTACGAGGTTTATACCCCCGGAGATATCCCCGAGCTGGAGCGTGAGAGAACCGGATGAACCGTCACCCAGTACTACCATCGTTGAAAACATACAGACCTCTCGCTTGAGACAATTGGTTCTTCGTTTGGCGGTAAATATCCGCCGAAGAGAGAGCCGTCGGCGAGTTGTTGTTCTGAATGAAGGTGATAGGAGGACCGTTTCTCGTGGGCGGTGTGGAGTAATTGTTCGTTGCGTTCGGGGTGTTCAGATAGTCGTTTTGGTAGATGCTCGCTATTCTGGAAGCAGCAGCCTCAACGCTTATCGGATCGCCCTTGAACATGTCCGGGATTTGACTCGCGCCTTGCTTGACTGCAGTCAAGTCAAGAACTGGACTAATGACCGGTTGAAGATCCTTAGTATTCGGAAGTGCGTCCGACAAAGTCGAAAGCGTCTTCGTCATCGATAGAATCGCAGTCTTACCCATGTTCGCAGAGGCATCGCTGACGATACCAACTGTGTCGGTTATTCCGTTAGCATATCCTTGAGCCGAGAAAGCACCCAACTTATGGAATTCCACAGACGGCGAATGGATTCCGAGAAGATGACCGGCAGACTTCAGAGCGCCCGTGGCCATATTCCCAACAGCATCGACAACCGATCCAGCGCCAGAAGCAATGCCCTTCAACATTCCTTCCACAATCGCTTGAGCCATATGAACACCAGCCTGTGCAAGCGCTGGTGAATTCTTGACGATTGCATCAGCCATACCATTGATGAATTTAATAATCAAATTAAATCCAGCTTGGATGATGCGCGGAAGGTTTATGGTAATCCCATTGAGGAACGCGATGATGAGGTTGGTTGCAGCTGAAATCATTCCAGGAAGTTGAGCGGCTAGACCATTGAGAATCCCAATGACTAGTTTTGCTCCAGCAACAACCATCTGCGGAACGTATTCAGCAGCCTTCTGAAGTAGAACTGTCAGAAGGTGAAGAAGGACGTCCACAATCTTCGGAACCATTTGATTCATCGCATCAAGGATCGATGTGAGAATCGTAACCAACGCCTTGGTAATTGCTGGTCCGCCTTCGGTAATAACCCCAGCGAACGCGACAATAGCCAGTCCGATCTCCTTCCCAGCAAGAGGAAGAAGTCCGAGCATAGCAGTTACCATTGCTACCAGAACGGCTGTTCCGGCAGTTCCAGCAATACTCAAAGCAGTGAGAGCAGCCGAGAACAAGAGCATACCTGCTCCTGCTGCAAGGATACCCACTCCGAGAAGAGTGATCGCTGAACCCAATGCCAAGAGAATTGGTGTAACCGGAGCAAGCAGAACACCAGCACCAGCAAGAATAACGAACACACCAGCAAGCATGACAAGACTTTGAGCAATATCTTCCCATGTCATATCAGCGAAGGCTTGCAGTACGGGAAGCAGAACCCGCATCGCGCCAGCCATCACCAATAGAGCAGCAGATCCAGGTAGCGAACCCACCATCAAGACCAGTGCGAACGCAACAATCGTAAGAGCTCCAGCCAATTCGATGAGGCTCTTAGCGATCTCAGTCCAACTCATTCCTCCCATTTTGCCTAAAGCATCACCGATCATTCCAAGCGACGCCGCAGTGATAAAGATAGCTGCTGCAGACAACATGGTAGACGGAGGAAGGAGATAAAGAGCGCCTGCAATCTCTGCCAAAGCAAACGCCATCGCGACTAGACCCTTGGCGATCTGCGTATAACTGAGATTACCCAGTTTAACGATAGCATCGCCTATCAATCCGAGAGACGACGCCACGATAAGAACGCCTGCAGCAGAGAATACCGATGATGGCGGAATCAGATAGAGCGCTCCGCCTATAGCACCAAGAGCTCCGGCCAACGTAAGAAGACCCTTGGCGATTTCAGTCCAAGAGAATCCAGAGAATTGCTTGATCGAATCGACCAAGATCTTGATACCGTATGCAAGAAGAACAATTCCCGCACCTTGACTAATTCCTGCAATGTTTGCTTCGGCGAACATCGAGAAGAGGGCCAAAGAAGTGAGAATACCAGCAACTCCAGCAAGACCTCTGGCCATCTGGCTCCAGTCGAGACCGGAGAGATTTACCACAACTTCTGCCAGGTTTCGAATGCCCTTGGATAGAGCGATGAGACCCAGTCCGGCCGAAATCATGTGCTCAGGGTCACCCATGAGCCGAACGTCACCAGCGATAACCGTAATGAGAACGGATACGCCGGTAAGACCTCGACGAAGAGTTTCCCAATCCATCTGCCCAAGCGTTTGAACAGCAATAGTCAGAACGTCGATTGCTCCAGCAAGGAGAATCAACGAACCCATCAAGAACGGCATCTTGACGAAACCTTCAGTTCCAACGAACTTCTGGAATATCGCCAAAGAAGTGACCAGCTGAGTGAACATCACCGTGATAGCACCGCTGGCTGCGGCAAGTCCCGGCGCATTCACCTTAGCGAGTTCAGTAACAGAGATTGTCAGAATACCGATTGCGGCAGCGATCTCAAGGAGCGTTGTGGCCTTAAGAGTTCCCTGCATAGTTTCGAGGGTCTTGGTAAGACCTTCGAAAGTCTCCTTAATCGTATCGACGAACCCGCCAAGTCCGCCATCCGATTCACCACTCTTGAACTTGTCGACGAACTTCTTTACAAGCGCAATAAGGCCGGTGAGTAGACCGGCATTGAATATCTGAAGAACATCTTGATAGTTAAGGTTCTTAAATGCATTGGCTATCGACTGACCGAATTGCTGAGCGAAGTCTTCGAACTTCTTAATAATCGGGTCGATATACTTCAGAACACCGCTCAGGTGGTCGAGAATGTCAGCCCAGACCTTGTTCATCATTTGGCTGAGTTGACCAATTGGCCCAAGCTTCTCAGAAATGGTGTCTATGGCCTGAGTAGCCTTGGATGCTCCGTCAAAGCGATCGAACAGATCCTTGACATATTGAGCAGCCGCTTGGAACAGTAGAATCGGGATTTCCATGTCTTGCTTAAGCTTGTCGAAGAATCGGGTAAGATCTTGACCCTTTTCAACGGCGTCCTTAAGCTTGACAATCCAATCTCCGGCCCGAGCGGTTAGGTCGAGAAATCCCCCGGAGTTTTTTGTCAGTTGTCCAAAGAGATCTCCCAGAAAACTCCCGAGAGATT